ACTACGACCTTTCCGAAAGCCATCCTCACGAGAGCCGACCGTGATCGTCATCCTTGCCGCTGGCAAGGCCACGCGACTAGGTGGCGTCAATAAACTGCTCGTGGAGGCAGCGGGACTGCCCGTGCACGAATGGCATCGCCGCGCGGCTGGTGATCAAGCGACCTACGCGGTCGTCCGAGGCGAGCACGAGAAGGCGGTGCTAAGCGCTGCTCCGTGGCTAACTGGGGTGATTCCTCACGATGAGGCAGACGGCCCCTCTGGGGCGCTCCTGAGCGCCTCTACAGGCCTTCCAGGGGGCGACCTCACGGTGCTCTTTGCCGATACCCTGCTCCCGCAGGTGCCCACGCAACGCGGCGATTGGGTGGGCGTTGCGCCTGCACCCTGGAGAATCTGGGATTACTACGAACACGCAGAGGGCGGGTGGACGCGCGGCGTGCCGCAGGTTCTAGTATGCTGCGGCATCTACCGATTCACCAATCGCGAACTGCTCAACGATATCTGCTATGACCTCAAACTCGGCTCAACCAATGAAGTGCATATGGCTGATGTTCTGAGGTCGTATGCACCTCACCAGCCGCTCACGGAACTTATCGTGCGCGGTTGGCAAGATGCTGGCGACCCTGATGCGCTCAAGCGTGTCCAACCAATCAAGGAGACCTGATGGCAATCACGAACGGCTATACCACGGGGAGCGCAGTCAAGCAGGCTCTCGGCATCATTGACGCGACCTCCGACGGCGAGTTGGAACTCGTCATTGAGTCCGTCAGCCGCCTGATTGACGATTACTGCGGACGCTTCTTTTATCAGTCCGCTGCATCCACCGCCTTCTACACGGCGCAAGATTACCTTGTGCAGCCGATTGACGATTTCGCCTCCGTTTCAGCGATCACGACCGATGGCGATGCCAACGGCACCTATAGCACCTCTTGGGTCATCAACACGGACTGCGCGCTCGCGCCATTCAACGCTGCAACAACTGGACGACCGTTCACCGAAGTAATCGCGCTCACTGAAGGCGCAAACACCTTCCCTGTGGAGATCGTCAAGGGAGTCAAGATCGTCGGCACACGCGGCTGGCCTGCCGTGCCGCGACCGATCGAGATGAGTTGCATCATTCAGAGCGGGCGTATCTTCAATCGCCGCAACACGCCATTCGGCATTGCGGGTGCTCCCGAAGTGGGCCAGATGCGCCTCCTGGCGCGACTCGACCCTGATGTTGAGCAGATGCTGCGCGCGTATCGCATTCCAGCCCAGGCGGTCTAATGGCGCTCAACACCTATGCCATGCATTGCCGCCTGATATGATCTCCGTGTTTCCGTCCGTGGTGGTTTTCCCCCCTTCCACCACGGCGGAATACGGCCCTAATCGCCTTGTGCGCCAGGTGCACCGATTCCCTGTGCGTTTCTATGTGGCAAAGGCATCGGGCACCGATCGAGTCGTGAAGGCGCTCTACGCCTGGCGCGATGTGCTCGTTGAGCAGGTCGTCAACAAGATGGAACTTGGATTGCCAACTGTCGTGGTACGCGCACTCGCGCCTGACATTCGTATGGGAGAATCTGAATACGGCGGCGAGATGTTCGCCGTGATTGAGATGCAGGTGGAAGTGACGACTCGCGAAGTATTGGGCACGATCGCACCGTAATGGCGCAGACATCGTTCAGCCTCAAGTACGAGACCGAGTTCACCGAACGCTATGCCGCGCAGTTCTATGAAGGCCCGATTGAGAAACTGCTAGAGGAGATGCGCGACGCCGCTGGTAAGGCGATGCGTGGCGTTATCCAACAGTTCTACATCACCGCAGGCGTCGGGCGACGCACGGGCAATCTTTACAAGTCCATCAATGCGAAGAAAATCCGCAGGCAGCCTGGGACTATCGGCGTGATCGCGGCTGCGATGGGCAAGGGCAGCAACCACCGCCATCTCATTGAGTACGGCACGAAGGCACACCTGATCCGACCGCGCAATGCAAGCGCGCTCAAGATCGGTCTGGGCTATGCCGAACTGAGTGAGCATTCAGGCGCGCAGGCCAAGCCATTCGTCACGCCGTCAACGAGCACGGCACAGGAAGCAGGTCAGCAAGCGGCTGACGCAGTTCTCGGCAAATACATCGAGCGGGCAAATGCCCTGACCTCGGTGGAAGCAGCATAAGGAGAAACAAATGGCAGTCAACCAGTTATTGAAACTCGTGGGAGCGATTGAATCAACGGCTGGTTCCGCTGCCACCGCAACCCGAGTGCTCTATGTGAACGAGGCAACTCCTTCACAGGAGGTCACCAGCATCGCGAACACGACGCTGCGTGGGAACTACTTTGAGGCCTATGAGATCAACCCTGGCGTCGAGCGCAACGGGCTGAACATCGCTGGCCCTGTCCTCTACAACCAGATTCCGTTCTGGCTGGAGAGCAGCGTCAAGGGCGGCGTGACCGCCTCTGGCACCGTTGCTCCATACACTTGGGCCTACACGCCCAACAGTGGCACGGCGAACGCCCCAAAGACCTTCACGGCTGAATGGGGCTGGGCAGACGGCGGCACGGTCGTGCCAACCTATCTGCTTGCAGGGTGCGCGACAGACGAACTCAGCATCTCGTATGTGAAGGATGAAGCCGTTGCCTTTACGGCGACAACCATCGCTGCGGGCACAGTCGCCCTGGGCACGGCGTATAGCGCCAGCCCAGCCGATACAACCCAGATCAGCGTGCTCGGCGTAGACGCAGCCGTCTACATTGATGCGACAACTATCGGCTCGACCGCCGACACCTCGGTGCAAGAGGCAACCTTCACGCTCACGCGCGGACTCGTCCGACGCGAAGTGCTTGACGGCACCTCGGCAGCCGTGGATACGGTGGCTCCTGTTGCGCGACAGGCGCGACTTGAGATCGTCCGATACTTCACGAATCGCAACGAACTCGATAAGTTCCTGCTCAAGAGCGAGCGCAAGATCCGCATCGCGGTGACTGGGCCGACGCTTGGCGCGGGCAACTATGAGTTCACGCTTGACTTCTACGGCGTGGCAGACACGCACGACATCGCGGAAGTTGATGGCGTCATCGTGGCGAACATCACCTATCGCGGCATTGTGGACTCGTCCGCTTCAACGGACTTCTCCATCACGGTCAAGAATAACCTCTCAGCGATTTCCTAAGCAGGATAAGGAGGCTAAATGCTAAAGGCAAAGACGACCAAACTTGAGTTGATCGGCGATCTCGCTGGGCACTGGGTTCAGGTCAGAGAGTTTACTTGGGGAGAAATCAAGGCCATCCGCGCCGCAGACGCGACCGAAGAAGAGAGTACCGACAGGCTCCTGTCGCTCATCTCGTCGCACAACCTCGGCGTGGATGACCTTGACGAACTTCCGCTTAGCGCGTTGATTGTCATCGCTGGCAGAATGCGCGAATGGATTGAGGAACTTACACTCCCAAAAGAGCAGGGCAGCAACTCCGTACAGCCCTCGCCAGAACAGCAATAAACCCAGACGCTAAGGCTCCTGTTCCGCTAGAGTACGCGCTCGATGCGCTGGCTCAGCGATGGGGCGTAGCGCCGTGGGAACTGGAAGAGGCTCCAGGCGAATGGGTGCTGCGTGGTCTTGAGTTTATGCGGATTGAATCGTCTGTGACGACGAGAAAGGCGGGCAAGCGTGGCTGAACGAACGACGACACTCGCCTTCATTCTCAAGGATTCCGCCTCTAAAGGAATGCGCGAACTCAACAAGACGGCGCGCAATCTAGAGAAAACCGCTGGCACGCTGAACGCTCCGTTTGCCGCTGCCGCGAAGGGCTTTGCCATTGCAGCGGGTGCAGCCGTTGCCGTGGGCGGCGCGATGTTTGCAGCGGCGAAGGCCGCAGCCGAGGAAGATGCCTCGATTGCCCGACTCAACGCCGCGATCAGCGCGAACACGACGATCACCGATGAGCAGACTAAGCAGATGGATGCGGCGATCGAGGCTCGCCAGAATCTTGCCTTCAGCGACGACGCACTCCGCGACTCGCTCTCGCGCCTTGTGCCACGCACGGGCGATGTCACGAAGGCGATTGAACTCCAGTCAATCGCGATGGACTTTGCTCGCCTGCGCGGGGTTGACCTCAGCACGGCATCCGATCTCGTCGGCAAGGTCTTTAGCGGCAACACCTCCATCCTCAGCCGCTACGGGTTCACGGTAGAGAAGGGCGCAACCTCAACCGAAGCGCTGGCGATGATTCAACAGGCCGCCGCAGGGCAAGCCGAAGCCTATGGCGACACCACGCAGGGTGCTCTTGAGAGTATTCAGATCGCTATTGACAACACCGTGGAAGATATCGGGCGCGTCGTGCTGCCGATCTTGGCAGAGGTGCTGACCACCTTCCGCGATGAGATTATGCCGCGCGTCAAGGAGTTTGGCATCGCCTTCGCCAACGCCTTTACCCAGGCCATTGATAAGTTGCGCCCGTTCATTGACACGATGGTGAACCGAGTGCTACCAGTCGTGATCGCCGTAGGCGGTGCCATCATCGGCACGCTGGTCGCGGCGCTGAGCGAACTTGGCAAGTTCATCGGCGACAACACGGGCCTGGTACTCGCCATCATTGGCGCCTACACTGCTTTCACGATCGCAGTCAATGTTGCGGCTACCGCGACACGCCTGGCCGCAACCGCGATGGGCATCTTCAACGCAATAATGGCAATGAACCCGATCGTGCTCGTAGTCGCGGCAATCGCCGCACTTGTCGCTGGATTCATCATCGCCTACAACACCATCACGCCATTCCGAGAACTCGTAGACAAACTGTTTGCCGCGCTCAAGCCCGTCATCACAGTTGTCGGCGATCTTGTTCTGATGGTTGGCACGAACATCGTGCGCGCGTTCGGCGCGGCATTTGATGTCGTCAAAAGTCTGGTCGGCATTCTGTGGGGCGACGGGGATTCCTGCCGCGCGGCGGTGCAGGCGGCCCAGCGAGAGAGCGCGGACGCGCACTGGGCGGCCCCGTCACTGGCGGGCAACAGTATATGGTCGGCGAGCGAGGGCCTGAACTCTTTGTGCCGAATCAGTCAGGCAGCATCGTGCCAAATAATGGCCTGGGCGGGCAGATCAATGTCACCCTCCAGGCGGGAGCCTTCCTCGGCTCGTCTGACGATGCCCGCGAGTTCGCCCGCCGCATCTACGGCGCGCTCAATGACGAGGCCAAGCGCCGAGGCACCGTGCTCGGGGGTGCTCGATGAGCGTAAGCCAGCCGACGCTATCTTCTGGCGCGACGACGATCACGCTGCCATATCCTACGCGCACGACCGCCAATAAACTTGAGTTCAGCACGGTCGGCGGCAGCCGCCTTACCGTCAACGGCTCAATCCGATCGTGGTCTGTCGGCTACCGATACGGCTACACGCTCTCATTTGAGTACGAGAACATCACGACTTACGACGCGCTCGTGGCGCTCTATTGGGCGAATGTGAGCAATCAACAGACGACGACCTTCCTCTGGTCGGGCGGCCCGTGGACTGCCGCACAGTCTGGCGTGACCGTCCGCATTGACTCAATCAGCGATCTGGTGACGACCTACCCCGATGTGACGAAGGGCGATTACCAGATCACGCTTGTTGAGGTTGACGCCCGCACAAGTTAGGAGGCGACCGTGGCACTAAGCGCGAACCTGATCGCCGCGATCGCAGATAAGCAGCACCGTCCCGTCCTCAGGATTGAGATTGACTGGGATGGCGATGGCGTATACGACGACGAGACTGGCTATGTTCTAGACGCCGCTGGCGTGGAATCATTTGATCCTGATACGGGCGCGCTCCAGCCAGGCGAGTGCAATATCACGCTAGACAATCTCAACCAGCGCTTTAGCGCCGAGAACGAGAGCAGCCCGATCTGGCAATACCTCCAGGGCGCTTTCCTGACGACAAAGGCAAAGATCAGCCTGGGCTACTACTACAACGGCGCGGCGCAGTTCCGACAACTGGGCATCTACATCGTGCGCTCACTCGTGCCAAAGGAGCAGGGCCGAGTCGCTCAGATGCGTCTCCTCGATATCTCTGCGCGCTTCGCCAACACGCCGACCTACTACGGCCCTCGCGCCAATGTCGCGCTTGATACCGTGTTCAGCGCCTATGCGAGTAAAGCAGGCCTGGGCATCTCGTCGTATACCACCGCAGGCACTGCCTTTGGCACCGCCCTCTTTGCCGCCTCCACTGGGCAGCCGCTTGGCACCGAACTGGGCCTCCTTGCCATTGCCGAGGGCGGGCGCATCTTCGTAGACGAGGATGGCGTGCTCACCTTCAATGACCGCAACACGCAGACAGAAAGCCTACGCTCGCCGTTGATCACTTTGGATAAGGAATCTTATCCGTTTGAGGTCAGCGTCCTTCGCAACACGGAGACAGCGATCAACCGAGCGCTGCTTGAGTACGAGGATCGCGCCTCATCGGTCAGCGATGAAACGGTTTTTGAGATCACCACGCCGATCACGATCCCAGCGGCAGGGTCGGCAAGCGGCTTCTTTGTGCCTGGCGAGATCACCCTGAGCATTGAGGCCCAGGATAAGACTCGCTGGATTGACTACACGCCCGTGACTTGGGCGTCTGTTGGAACGGCTGGGGGGAATAATCCCAGCGTCGCTACGGCGGCCTCTGCGCCCACAGGCGGGACAGCGATCCCGATGGTGCAGGGCGATCCAGCCTCCGTCACTACCCTTGATGGGAACCTCTACTACGAACTCACGGTCGGCGGCACGGCTACAGGCGACGGCAACCGCGCCCAGGTGACCTTCAAGAATCTTGCAGGCACCGCTGCGGTTTATGTCACGGGCTTTACCCTCATTGGTAAGCCTGCTCGCCTCTCCTCGCTTTATGCGACGCAGGCCGATGATATTGACGGCCAGGAACTCCTCGGCGGGCAAATCCTGCCGTTGAGCCTCAAGAATCCGTACCTCCCGAGTACGCGTGACCCTAGACTCTGCGCCAGGCGTTCCGCTGAAGGCGGGCGAGGTGTTCGGTGTTATTGACTCGGCGCGCAACAAGACCTACCTCCAACAGGTCGCCAATATCAACTGGCGCTTCAACGCGCAGAGCGGCTACGAGTGCAGCATTGAAGGCCTGCCTGCGCTGCCAGGGCCGTTGCAGATCGAGATCGGCGATATCGTCGGCGCGATCAGCGATACAATCAGCACGGCATCTAACGAAGGGCCGTGGTATTGGGCGCCAACGGGCGATCCCGACAAGAATGCACTCACCTGGGATAACAGCCTGTGGGGGCCACTAGACGCGCCGACACCTGTTGGCGATTCTGTGGGAGCCGTCACTGATACGATCACGACAAGCGTAGTCCAAGTCCTAACCTGGGATTCTGGGTATTGGGATGTGAATCCGTGGGGTTGATGAATGTTTGATTCTATTTGGAAGCCAACTGGCGTCGTCACTGTCCGACTGATGCGTGCCGACGGCACGCTGTTGAGCGAGCAGGTGCAGACAAATACTTTCACGCTGGCTGGGGCCACGCGACTTGCCGCCAAACTTGCAGGCGAGGCAGGCACGATCACCTGCACCGATATTCAGTCGTCCTCTGGCGGCACGCGCATCTATGACTTTGACTCGACCTCTGGCTTCACGGGCACAGCGGCGATTGACACGACCATCTACCGTCAGGGCGCTGGGGCGTTCAAGATCGAGGCTGCCGCCTCTGGCACGCAGTATGTCTACGATGCCACGACGATTACCTCGTCCACGGCGGTGACAGGGTCATCCATCGAGGTCAGCCTGCGCTTTACCACGCTCGCAAATGTAAACAAGTCCAGCACCGAACTGCGAATCTTCACAGGCGGCAACTCGTCCAACTACTACGGCATCAGCGTGACCAGCATTGAGGCTGCGCTTGGCGCATTCGCCGACGCGACTTGGAAGATCTGCCGAATCCCGATCTCATCTTTCAATGTGACGGGCGGCGCGCCATCGTGGAACGCCGTCACGGGTATCGGCTTGAACCTTGTGGCTGGCACGGCAGGCACCGCGACCGCCTACATTGACAACGCCTTCGTGGTGAACGGCAACAATGATCTTTCGTCTGCCGCCTCATCCGTGCCTGCGGTTTATGACACGCAGGTGGTGAGCGTAGGGCGCGTCACCCGCACGGTCACCTCGACTGCAACTTGGGGCTTGAACACTGCGGTGGGCGAGACCTTCTATATCTTTGGGCTGCGCGATGCAGACACGAATCTTTTGGCGATCACGGGCTACGGTTCGGGATCGGGAATCTACAAGGAACCTAATACCATCCTCACGGTCAGTTGGGCACTGACCACGACAGCCTAAGGAGGCTCAAATGGCAAACAGCGGTACCGTAACGGCGGGCAGCGCGGCACTTGCCTCGCAATACAACAACCTTCGCGACGATGTGCTCAATGTCAGCACGGGCCATACGCATACTGGCGCGTCCGAAGACGGGAAAAAGGTTGAAGGCAGCGCGATTGCGTCTACAGGCGCAACGAATGGTCAGGTGCTCGCGGCAGACGGCGCTGGCGGCGCGGCGTTTACGACGCTTGCTGGAGCAGGAACCTATGGCGGTACAACTGTAAGCGTGACTTTCGCTTCCTCAACCGCAACGCAGTTGACCTATACCTGCGGTACAAGAAGTCAATGGGTTGTTAGCGGGGCTGGATCAGTTTTGTATTCTGTTATCTCTGAAGTAAGCACTGGACAAAGAAGCATCAAAGAATTTGCTCTTGGTGCAACGGCAGTTGCGGCGAGCACATCACCTGCACTTACAGTTGCTGGAACAGTGAACTTCACCAGCGCGGCTGGGTACGGATTTAGCGCAGGAACCGCCGTCGTCGTAGGAGAAATGGTAAGCGCGACGACTACCGCAAATCTAACTGGCACCCTACGCAAATTCAATCAGGGATTGACCAGCAATATGTGGAACGCAACAATTTATAGCAACGCAGCGTCTTTGAATAGACAGGCTTTAGCGTTTGGGCACAATCCTCCAATTTATGAAACAGATAAAGGCATCTGGTACTCGTGGGATAGAATGTCAACCAATGCGACTGGAACATCTAGCCGCTTGTGGATTGTAAATGATAGCAGCGGCTCCGTTTACAGCGCGACATTTGGAACAAGTTCATCAACCATCGCAAGCGGAATTCAATTTGCGTTATATGTCCCTCCCGTCTCGTCTGGAGATGGAACGATTCACGCCTGGGGAACCGTTGATAATGCAGGAACCACAACATATCAACGCATCTCTTACGCAGTGAGCGGAACAAGCATTACCGCGTCCGCTACCGCTTCCTCAAGTGACGGGTATAGTGGTTTTTGGGCTGGAAATGGATTCGCCGAACAACCCTATTGGGGTTTTTGGGATGCGGCTAATACGGCAATCGTCGTCAACACGATTGGCGCGCTCCTCGGTGCAAGTGACGAGAAATACAATGCCGTCGTCGCCATTGACCGCACTGCTGGCACTAAATTATGGCGATCAGTCATTCAGGCTGGAACAGTGTCTGGTCAATATAATCGTACCGTGCCAGCGTGGGACGCAACAACTCGATTTAGTGCTTGGGCGGCCTCCAGCGCTACAATGCTTGTGAAATGGGGCGCGCCTGGATATATGTATGCACCGAGAATGGCGCTATTCGACTCACAGCAATTCCCTGCGCCTAGTTTCTATACCGATACGAGTATGTCGTGGCTTGCTGGAGTCGGATCAGCAACGCATCTCATTGTAAGAAATACAGCGGCTGGAAGTTCTGTCGTTGTATATCCAATCAACGCTGCAATATCAGAAACAACAATTTTGCCAGCAACAAGCAAGGGAAGAATGGTATTTGCTGATCTCGTCAATAGCGATCAATTTTATCCAGTTACAATTACAGCAAGTTCCGCATACCCTCTGATGGCGAATCAAGGCGAAGTGCAGTATGGCGCTAGTTATAATCAACGCCACATTTTTGCTGGGGGAGCATTCCCGATGTATTTACCAGCAAATACATCGCTTTCCGCAACATTTTCTAGGAATCAATATCTGGGCGAAAACACAACTCAGACAACATTCACTACGGCTAGCACTGTATCGTTTGCAGTGCGAACAATTGATTTAGCATAAGGAGCCAGTATGCCAAAACTTCTTATCGCCACAAACGCTGACGGTGAAATCATCACTTGGGGAGAGGAATTTCCTGGCGGAACAGAGATTCCAGCGGCAGAGATTCCATCCGATTGGGAGATCTTCCGAACGGCAAAGTATCTCTTTGACGGCACCGCGCTTGTCGTGCGCGCAGGCTGGGTTGACCCTGTGATCTCCGAAGAGCCAGAGCCAGAGCCAGAAACTCCCGCTGATCCTGAATGACCAAGAGCCAAGTTGACGCGATCCTAGAGCGGCTTGATCGGATTGAATCCGATCTTGCCTGCGTGCGCGTTGAGATGGCAGAGACCCGAGGAGCCTACCGATTGGCGAAGTTCGTCATCGCGCTGCTTGGATTGAGCGGGCTGGGAGGCTTGACCGCGTGGCTATCTAATAAGTGAACCGCCGTCTTGTCGCTTTCGTGGCGGCAGCGGCGGTTTTCTTGCCGTTCGCGCCTGTCTATGCGCTTGACAGCGCCGACGAGTGGGATCAACAGGTTGATTCCAACGGCACGATCACGCTGACCGAAGGCACGATCCTGATTCAAGGCAGCAACAACGCTGGCCCTGGCTATCCCTGGCAGAACACGGTGACTGGCTTGACGACCGATTCGTCCACTGGCGAGACGGTCACCTTTGACTGGGCGTACTGGACGACCGATGGTGCCTTCTACGACCGAGCGCAGATGCTGCTCGATGAGAGCTGGACTGACCTCGCGATCTGGGATCAGGCTGGCTACAACCCGCTGCAACAGAGCGGCAGCCAAGTCGTCTACATCGCGGCTGGCGGCCTGTTCGGATTCCGCATTATGAGCACGGACTCGTGCTGCGGCGCGGGCTTCTTGCAGATCAACAATACGACTTGGGTCGTAGGCAGCCCTGCGCCGTCCCCAGAGCCGACTCCTGAGCCGACCCCGACACCTACGCCAGAACCGAGCGTAGAGCCGTCTCCGTCGCCTACAGAGCCACCTACGCCCGAGCCTAGCCCTACTCCTGAGCCAAGCGTAGAGCCTACGCCGACACCCCAACCTACGGAGGCACCAGCCACGCCTGAGCCGTCGCCTGAGCCAACGCAGCCAGAGCAGACGCCAGAGCCAAGCGAGGAGCCATCAAATGAGCCAACACCTGATCCAACGCAACCAAACGAGACTGCCTCACCCGAGCCGACGCCCGCTCCATCAGAGGAGCCGTCGGAATCTCCTGTGGTATCTCCTGATCCCACTAGCATTCCTGATCCTGAGCCAACACAGCCCGATCTGCCAGATCTAGGCGAGGCCGCTGAAGCGGTCGCCGAGGTTGCAGGCGCAGCCGTGGAAGCCGTCGCCGATGCGCTCGGCGACATCGCTGCAATCGGCGAGATCGGGAAAGACTTAGACGCAACTGAGAAAGAAGAGGCGCAACCAATGGCGGTTGCCGTTGTCTCCAGCCAAATCGCCAGCGTTGCAGCGGCGGCAGCAAATGCCGCACGCACGACAGGCGGCACAAGCGGCGGAGGTGGCGGTGGCGGAGGCGGCGATATGAAGGCTGCGCGTAGCAGAAAGGGCCGTCAATAATGTTCAAGAATATTATCCTCGATCTCATCGGCGGGGCCTGGACGATCCTCGGCCTCTTATTCGCTGTCGTAGTGCTCCCAGAGGGCCAGACCCAGAGCACGATGGCTGCACTATTCATCCTGTTGACGATCGTGTGGATCGGCACGGGGCCACTACGCTGGAGGGAATAAATGGCACGAAGCGAAGATCACATTGAGGACATTCACGAGCAGGGATGGACGCGGGTTGATACCGCACCAGGCGAGTGGGTCGCTCTCGTTCCGAATGACGACAACAGCGCCTTTGGCGGCACGCTATGGAAGCGTGGCGAGGATGGCACTGATTACAGTGAAGGCTGCACGGCGGGACATCCCGTCAGCGCCGCGCTGGGTTTTGAGAACGCGGCGCGTGCCGTCGCGGTGATCGTGAAGCAGGAGAATCCATCGTGAAGATGCGGATCAAGTCGCAACTCTACTCTGACGCTGAGGCGCAGAAAAAGGTTGGGGCCATCCTGGACGACTGCGGCCCATCGAGCGCGGCTGCGGCGGTCGCCTATGTCAACGGCTATAACCCTGACCTCCAGGCATCCGATGGCGTCGCGGCAAAGGCCCGCGCTACAGGGTTCACTGAAAAGCAGGGCGTCAGCGACAACGGCTCCAGCCTCCCTGAACTAATGAAAACAGTGCGTGAACTGGGCGGCAAGGCAAAGCCAGCCGACACCTTCGCCGAGGCGGTTGAGGCGGCTAAAGCGGGCGCGGCCCTCATCGTGTGGGTGCAAGCGCCCAGCGGGTACCCAGCCCAGGCGCTCTCAAAGTGGCACCGCAACTGGGCATCCTATTGGCAAAAGAAAGATCCAAAGGTGATCGCCGAGGAGCAGTTTGCCGTGCCGATCACGGAGGCTGACCTCAAGGCCATTGCATCGGGCAAGCCAGGCTCGCCCGCATCACACATCGTCATCGTGACGAAGAAGGAGAAAGCGTGAGCAAGTTCACAGCATTCCTCGCAACGACCTCGGTAGACGAGGCAATCATTGACTTCCTGCGCACGGGTCTGAGCACGGCAATCGCCGTCAGCCTCGGCCTGGGCATCCCGTTGATGGACATCTCGGGCGGCGACTTCCGCACGATCATTAGCGCCTCCCTCGCGGCGGGCCTCCAGGTCTTGCAGACCTACCTCGATCCGTCCAATGACCGCTACGGGCTCAAGACAAAGCCCAAGAAGTAGTGCCACACACTTGGCATAGGTAGACAGATATGCTGGTGGTTGCGGCACAAGCCGCTTGTGGAAGGAGGCAATCACCGTGTCTAAACTCGAGGCTGCTCTTGAAGCAGCGACGCCAACGAAGAAGGGGCCGCAGTGTTCAGTCGCTGGGCTTCTCGCCTCGGTGGATAAAGAAGAGCGAAAAGCGCTGGTGGCAGCGCTTGCAGATCAGACTCGCAACAGGCGCATCCTCGCCGAGGCAATCAGAAACGCCTACCGCATAGAGATCGCCCAAGAGACACTAGCCCGCCATATGCGCGGCTATTGTAAGTGCCCACGATGAGCGATCTAGATAAAGCCCTGGCGGAGACGCAGGCATATGAAGAGTTGCGCGCGGCGCACAATCGGGCGCTTCGCAGCCTATCCAGGCGAGAGGCAGATCAGGCTGAACTGACCGAGGCGGTCTACCGCGCAGCAAAGGATGCGGCGCTGGGGATGAAGATTGCTCCCGTGCCAGCGCCCAGGCCATCAGGCAAGAAAGGATCGCCAGAAACGCTGACGATCCTGCTCGGTGACTGGCAGTTGGGGAAACAGTCCGAGACTTACGGCATCGAGGTGGCAAAGCAGCGCATTGATCTGCTCGCCAAGAAAGTTGCGCGGCTCATCGAGTTGCACGGCGTCCCCGTCAACGAAATCCAATGCGCGCTCCTCGGCGACTTCGTGGAGTCCGACGGCAACATCTTCCCGAGCCAGGCTTACGAAGTAGAGCAGGGCGGCCTGTATGTTCAGATCTTTGAGGGCGCTGCAATGCTCGCGCAGTTCGTGCGCGCGATGGCGGCGCTCGCGCCGAAGGTCACCGTCCGTGGGGCCATCGGCAATCACGGGAGGCTGGGACGCTACGGCGACCACAGCAACGAATCAAACGCCGACGCGATCCTGTATCGCGTAGCACGCGACCTGGTGAAAGACGAGAAGCGCATCGGCTGGAAAGAATCGCTGACGATGGGCGGTCGCCACTGGTACGACACGCTGGAAATGCCTAACGGCAAGACAGCGATGCTGGTGCACGGCGATCAGTTCCGTGGTGGAGCCTTTGGACTGCCCTATTATGCTATTGCGAAACGATCACAAGGCTGGAATCTAAGCGTCCAGCCATTTGACTTTCTGTTTTATGGGCATTGGCATACGCCAGCCCGACTCGTGTTGAGCGATGGAGCGCATACCGTATGGGGCAATGCAAGCATCGAGTCCAGCAACCGCTACGCCCAGGAGTGGCTCGCAGCATCTGGCACGCCAGCGCAGTGGGCGATCTTCTTTGGCAAGGACGGCCCGACAGCGGAGTATCTGGTGCGGCTCGATGGTAACGGTGGCAAAGCGCCGCGACCCTGAGACCTGCGCCTCATTGATCTCGTTCTAGACGATCAACTGCCCCAATAACTACGCCGCTTCGCCTTCGGGCGAGCGGTCTAGGGCTGGAGGTGGCTGGGCGCGAGCCTCCCGCTGCCTGACCATCTCCAGCCCGCCAAGACCCCTATTTCGTGCGTGAAATAGGGGGTTGACACCCTGGGGGGTACGGGTGTATCTTATGGGTGTAAGGGGCAGGTGGCCCCAGAAAAAGGAGGGCAAGATGATCGAGCACCAGGTGGCGGAACGAACGAACGGAATCAATGCAAATGGTTGCAGTTACATCGTGATGAGCGACCGAACAGGGAACGGTTTTCGCAACAGCAACCTGGCTGGAAATCATTCACAGTTCTTCTGCAAGAAGGCAGCGACCACAATCGTTGAGCAGTATCCAGTGGAGGCAATCCCAGGTCACTTCGGCGCAAACAAGATCTGGGTTGACGCTGTTTGGCAGAAGCACGATGTGCAGATGTGCGACAAGCATTCGGCCCTGGTTGCCAAGCGACGCGCAGCGCGCGCGAAGGCGGTGCGCTGATGTACAGGCGAGTAGACCCAACAACCAAGCGATGCGAGCAGGTTGGCACCGTCAAGGACAAGTGCGGTATGCGGGCGGCGGGCAACTGGGATCTCACGACTGGCAAGCGGATCAAGACGAAGTGGCTCTGCCTGGGCCACGCGATTTATTGGGGCGTGAACCGTAACCCACAGCAGGCTGTATTCGAGGAGGTAGCAAAGTGAGGACGATAATCTTGGACGGACTTGCACTCGCAACATTTATCGCAGCGATGGTTCTGCTCTTGGCATTGGGGTCAATGCGATGAGCGAGAAACTGAATCTCAATGATCTGTTCGTTGTCATTGGACAGGATGACGAAACGAACGCAAAGATCAAGAAGGCATTGATCGCCAAGATTGCGGATGACCTGGATGGGCCATACAAGCCCAAGCCACGCAAAGCGCGCAAGGCGAAGAAGGAGGCAAAATGAGAATCAACCGCAAGACACAGCCGCTCGTCTATCGGCGAGTTGCGATCAAGACAGACATCATTGCCGCTGAGCGCAGGCGCGCCCAGGCGCTGATGGATTTGGCCATCGGCATTTGGGGCTTTGCGTTCATCGTGTTCCTGTTCGCGGTGCTCGGCTAATGCCGACTTACGAATATCGCTGTGGCGAGTGCGGCGCGCGTGAGGAGCACACGCACTCGATCCAACAAATCTATACGCCGCGATGCGCGAAGTGCGGTCGCTCGTCTACAACGGCGACGGGTTTGCCAAGAAAGATCGCAAGAAGGAGGGGAAATGAGTAAGAGGTTCGAGTTCGTCAAGGCTGAACAGCGGTCACCTGAATGGTTTGCGCTTCGCAAGGATGGCATCACTGCAACGGATGCCGCAGTCATCGCAGGGCTATCGCCCTACAAAACGCCGTATCAACTGTGGGCCGAGAAGCGTGGCGAATACACGCCCGACGCCCCTGGCGCGGCGGCGGTACGCGGCATCCTCTTGGAGAACACGGTGGCCGAGTTCTACGAGATGGAGACAGGGCGCGAGTTGCGTCGCAGCAACGGCATCGTGAGAATCAAAGAGATCCCCTGGGCAATGGCAAGCCTGGATCGGACGGTGGTAGGGGATGACGGCCTTGTTGAGATCAAGACGAGCGCGTCGCCTCGCTGGAATATGTACCCGATCCCGCCTGAGGTCGAGGCCCAAGTTCAGTGGCAAATGTTCGTGACAGGCGCGCCCTGGGTGGATGTGGCTGCCCTGCTTGGCGGCCTGGTATTCCGCATCCAGCGCGTAGACGAGGACATCGAGTATCAGACGCGGCTATACCAGAGAGCCATAGATTTCCGCGACGCGGTCATCAACGGCACGCCGCCCGCGTTGCAGGGCGCGGACTCGGATGCGTTGGCATCCGTAAAGCCGCAGGCCAGCGACGAGTTCGCGACGGCAACGGACGGCATCGAGCGGGTCGCTGCTCTATACGCGGAGCGCCAATACGAATCACGCCTGCTCGATGAGGAGTTGGCGAATCTGGCTATCTCAATCAAAGAGGCGATTGGCGAAAAGGCGGGCGTTTATGGCAGCGGGTGGCAAGCGACCTGGAAGCAGAACAAGCCGACCGTCAAGACGGACTGGGAGGCCGTGGCAGAGATCGCGAAGGCGGTCGCGCCAGACACCTACGAGGCGGCGATCAAGACGCACACCGTAGAAAAGCCTGGTGCGCGGGTCTTCAGATTCAAGAGGGTTGAGGACGGCGAGTGATCCGCGTGGACATTGATAGCCTGATCCTTCATCGCGCTGAGCAAATCAGGCGGGCGGAGAACATCTTGCCGCCTGGGGCACAGGATCGCAGCATTAGCGGCAAGGGTGACCGCGCCGTGTGGTGCGGCGCGATTGGTCAGGCAGTCTTTGAGCGCGCGATGGAGGAGTACGGGGTGGCTTTTGGCACCGATGCCGTAATCACCCACGACTACCGCGTACCTGCGGGCCGTCTTGAGGTCAAGACAAAAGAGCGCTCGGTCGAGCCGAGGCCAGACTACGAAGGCAGCGCCTACGCCTATAACCAGGCGTGGCAGCGGCCTGACTGGATTGGCTTTGTGTCGCTCAAGTTTGCGCCTGGGTACGACAAGGCGTCTGCGCCGACGCTGGAGAAATACGAGGCGGGATGGGTGATGGGCTGCATCCCCTATGACCGTTTCAGTGATAAGGCATTCGTTGTAGAGAAAGGGGGACATTTGCCAAACGGACAGGAGGCTGGCTTTGTAAGCCTGAACATTGAGTACCACGCGTTGGAATCCATTGAGGCACTAAGAGGAGGCGAAAATGACTAAGCAGATTGCACAGGCGCTCGCGGCGCCATTCGAGGAGAAGGATCTAAAGCATCGCCCAGGTCGGGCTGGGATGACCTTCACATACGCGGACGCTCGGGCCGTGGCGCAGCGGCTGGACGATGTGCTCGGCATTGAGGGCTGGCAGTTTGAGGTGAAGGTTGCAGACGCCGCACGCAATGTCGTCCACGGCTCACTCGCTGTCGTGATTGGTGGCAAGACCACCATCCGACAGGACTTCGGCTACCCGAACTCGGCACAGGATGACGAGCCGCTGAAGAGCGCGGCTTCGGATGCGCTCCGCAGGTGCGCCGCGCAGATCGGGGTGGGCAGGAGCCTCTACAGCCCAGAGAAGGGTACCCAGGCCCCAGTTAGGGCGGCAGCGCCCGTCACGGGCCCGCAAACTGCCAAGCCAGCGCCTTTGAGGGGCTTCAGCGACGACGACCTGATCGCGGCAAAGGCTGCAATGATCTTCGCCGAGAACGCCGCCGACGGCGCGTGCAGCCACGGCGAAGCCTGGAGCCTGAAGCCAGGCGGCATTAGCAAGGCCAGCGGCAAGCCCTACAACCCATTCTGGGCGGCCTCGCACAAGGCGCCTGATGGATCGTGGTGCAAGGAGAAGCCGAGCATCAAGTGGATCGCCTCGCAGAAGGCGGAGCCAGCCCCAACCAAACTCGTGCCCGAGGACGACCTCGAGGCACTCCCATTCTAGGAGGTACCAATGCGAACGGCGGAATCAGTCACGGAAGGACATCCTGACAAGATCTGCGATCAGATCAGCGACGCGATCCTCGACGCCTATCTTCAGCAAGACCCGATGGCAAGGGTGGCGTGCGAGGTGGCGGCGAGCGGCAGTGAGATTTGGATCTTTGGCGAGGCGTCCTCGGACGCGGAGGTGGATCACGCTGGCGTGGCCAGGGCGATGCTGCTTCAGATCGGGCACAAGAATCTAGAGGCGCTCGACATTAGTGTCGCAATCAAGCAACAGTCGCCCGACATCGCAATGGGGGTTATTCGGCCCGATGCGATTGGGGCGGGGGATCAGGGCATCGTCTATGGCTATGCCAGCAACGAATGCCCAAACCTGATGCCTCTCCCGATCACGGCGGCGCATAGCCTCACCAGGCGGTTGGCGGAGGTTCGTAAGGCCGATGCGCTGAGCGGGCTTGGGCCAGACGGCAAGGCACAGGTCACGGTTGGCGATCACGGGTTGATCTCCACGGTCATCCTTTCGTCGCAACACGACGCCGAATACGCGATCGGGACGCTACGCCAGGACTTGGAGCGGTTCGTCCGCACCGCGCTTGATGGCACGCTCGCACCGAATGTGGCGATCCTCATCAACCCGACTGGGCGGTTCGTCCAGGGCGGGCCAGAGGCGGACGCTGGGCTGACGGGCCGCAAGATCATCGTGGACACCTACGGTGGAGAGGGTAGGCACGGTGGCGGGGCCTTCAGCGGCAAGGATGCTACGAAGGTAGACCGTTCAGGCGCATATACGGCTCGGCACGCGGCAAAGGCTATCGTGCGGAATGGGCTGGCAAAGCGCGCTGAGGTTGCGGTCGCCTATGCAATCGGGGTGGCTGAGCCCGTGATGGTCACGGTGGACACCTTCGGGACGGGAGACGAGGCTGCTGCCACCGCATTGGTGAGGGGTGGCTGGGACTTCAGGCCAGCGGCAATGATCGAGCGCTTCGGGCTACGCCGCCCGATTTACCGCGAGACAGCGGCATATGGGCATTTCGGGGTGGCTGGGCGGCCCTGGGAGGAGGAGTAATGGCTTGGATCAAGAAGGATACGGGTACGCTAAAAGACCCCAAGATCGTCCAACTGCTCGGTGAGGCGAAGGGCGCGGAGGCGTATGTCCTCTGGGACGCCGCCCTGTTTGAGGCGTACCACCAGACCCCGAAGGGGCGCTTTCAGAACGAGGCGCACTTTAGGGCCTGCGTGGGCGGCGTTGCCGATGTCAGGCACCTCAAGCGCCTGGTGGCCCTGGGGCTGCTCACGCGGGCCGACGACGGCTCGATCGCTGTGACAAACTGGGGAAAGCACCAGGCTGACCCTACGGCGGCAGCCAGAAAGGAACGCTATCGGAACGCGCACGGAACGGAATCAGAACGGAATCAGAACGCCCCAGAGAAGAGTAGAGTAGAACAGAACAGAAAAGAGTCTTATTCTAATAACCAGTTGATGAGCGTGGGCGACATCATTCGGCGAGGAGGAAGCCGATGACAAGCAAGGAGGAGATGTTGATTCTGGCGATCAGAGCATTCGTGGCAGAGCACGGCTTCGCCCCAACGGTCAGGGAAATCGCCGAGATCTTGGGCGTAGGGCACGGCACCGCGCAACGCGCGTTGGAAGATCTTGCCCGAACGGGTAAGATCGAGAAGAAGGAGCGGGTAGCCCGCGGCTACCGCCTAAGGGGGATGTGATGGCATTCACAGACTTGGTGCAATGGGCCGCGATGTGCGGCTACGAATACAAGCAGATCCTAAAGACGGAGCACGAGACCTGGGTGGTCGTGATCGCTGACCGCGATGGCAGCGAAATCGCCTGCGAAGCAGACACGCAGGAAGATGCCGTGATGGGTATGATCCATCGGCTCAGCGCAATGCTGGAAGGAGGGCATCACAATGGCGGCGAAGAAGGCACCTGCGAAGACTGCGGCAACTAAGGGCAGTGGCGCATCCTGGACTACGGCACCCTGCTTCATCTGCTCGGGGATGATTGCGGACGGCAAACAGGCGCTCCGCGTACAGCGCTTGGATTACGCCGTTGACCGTAAATGGTACTCGTGGGCCCACCGCGGGTGCTGGAAATGAGTTACCACAGCGACCTCGATGTCCAAGAGCAGAATGCCGTGAAGTCACGGCGCGGACGCACTGCCAGGGCAAGGGGCAATGCCTTTGAACGCGAGGTGGCAAAGCGCTTGGGCGCGGCTCGCGTCGGACAGTTTGGCGGGAAGCAGGATGTCGCCAACGAGTGGATCGCGGTTCAATGCAAAGTGGGTAAATCTTATCCAGAGCGGCTAGATGGCTGGCTTCGGAGCATTCCCGTCAAAGGCGATCAGTTGGCAGCCCTTGTGGTTGGCGACTCGCCAGGGGCTGGCGGCAGGCGGAGGACGATGATCGTGCTAGACCTGGACGACTTCGTGCAGTGGTTTGGCAAGGATCAACCCGCGATCGAGCAGTCCGTGGTGAAGCGCAAGATTGAGACTCGCCGCAAGTGATGCGCGCGGCCTGGCTATGGATGCTCACGGTGCTGATCACCGCTGCCATCATCTTTGCCTTTCCGAGCGCTCCCGAGGCACCGCTGCGGGATTCATTCAAGCCAGAGCCTACGGCGACCGCCGAGCCGCTCGTCTTATCCGTGAAGGGCAAGGCAACTTTCTTTGACGCTGAGCGCGACGGGCAGTCAACTTGGTATGTGCGTGAGGGATATCAGTTCTACGCAGCGGCGGGGCCAGCCCTCCGTAAGATCAAGGACTTCCGCTGGGGCAAGAAGCCGTACCGCATTATCGTGGAGAACCTGAAAAACGGCAGGGCAATCGTGGCGTGGGTGGTGGATTGGTGCCAATGCCGAGGGCAGAAGAACAACGAGAAACTGGTAGACCTATCGCCCGCCGCGTTCGTCGCGCTCGGGGTACCGCTCGGGAATGGAGTGCAGAAAGTCAGAGTCACAGTCCTGCCATAGCAGGAGAGGGAGGCGTTCGTGATCCAAGTTCGCAGCATTAATGGCGCGCACCTAAGGAGCATCCTCGCCACGCATTACACACGCCTTGACCCTGTGGCGATCCCGCAAATGGCGCGGGCCCTGGGTATTAGCAAGCGCACGCTGTACGCCTAC